CTAAGGAATGAGTATGTCCTTAATGTACTTAGTGGCTCAGAGTTTGAAGTACCACAAATACAAATGCTAGAGGGCTATGCTTTTAGAGCAAAGGCAGACATCTACGACAAGAAATATAGCTTTGTGGCTGATCTAAAGACCACAAGGGAGATAGACAAATTTGAATGGAGTGCTGAAAAATATGGGTATGACATTCAGGCTTTTATTTACACTACGCTCTTTGATGTGGACACCATGCAGTTTGTAGTCATTGACAAGGACTCTTGCGATGTGGGCATCTTTGATGTGGAAAACTCTTTTTTGAACAAGGGGTATAAGAGGCTCAAGAAGGCTATTGAAACATACAAGCACTTTTTTGAGATGCACAATGATTTAGATAGTTACATTCTTAGAGCTACACTAAAATGAAAGAAACATTGCAAGAGCAGTTTATACGCATAGCTATGGCTAGGCTTAAGCCTACTTATAGGTTCAAGCCCCAGCGTTGCGCGATGGCTGCTCATATGTACCGCAGATGGCTTGACCGACAAATAGCACAATGAGGGGAGGGGGGAACGCTCTTGATGAGTTGGTTGGTGCTATGTTCCCCCCAAACCTTTTAAAGTGTAAAATACTGCACCTTAACACGGAAAAGTTCCGAATTGAGAAAGAATTTATACTAATAGTGCAACATACGGCTCAATAGTGAGCCACAAGCGTAACGATTACCCTTAATTCACAAACGAGAGTAAATTAACACCAAAGAGAGATGGGATATTTAGTAATTTATGATAAGTTCCTTGAGGATAGCACTTGGTTACTCAATGCCCGAAGAACATTCAAGGAAAAAAAAGATGCACTAATTTTTGCAAGGGACTGCGAGCATAGTGCTTATACGGCTAATGTTAAAATGTATGAGTTATGATTATTGAACACTTTAAATATGTGGGCAGCATCCAGCTGCTTCCTTTTGTGTCCTACGCCTATGATTCTAAATTTTGTGAAAAGGCATTATCTTTCGGGTGGCTATGGTGGGGAATCTCACTAGTCAAGAAAGGTGAGATGCATATATGAAGAAGCACACTAAAGTTTATTTGCAAGGGATGGGGTACGATACTACGGACTTTATCCCTTGTGAAGTTTGTGGAGGTCAGGCAGTGGACATCCACCACATAGAAGCTAGAGGAATGGGAGGCAGTAAAGAAGCTGACACAATAGAAAACCTAATGGCCTTGTGTAGGGACTGCCACACCCGTTACGGAGATGTGAAGCATCATAAGGAGTGGCTTAAACATATTCACGAAAGAAAGTTATTTAACAAATGAAAGTAGAAATTAAAAAGGTTATACCTAACCCAAGCAACCCGCGTATTATCAAGGATGATAAATTCAAGAAGCTAGTAAACTCTATTAAAGAGTTCCCACAAATGTTAGAGTTGCGACCCATAGTGGTGGATAGCAACATGGTAGTTCTTGGAGGCAATATGCGCCTCAGGGCTTGTCAAGCTGCTGGGCTGCGTGAGGTGGATATTTTAATTGCCGACAAACTTACCGATGCTCAAAAAGCCGAATTTATTATTAAAGATAATATAGGCTTTGGCGAGTGGAACTGGGATTTACTAGCCAACGAATGGGATGTTGATTTACTAAACGATTGGGGTTTAGAATTGTGGAATCCTGAACAGTCGGCAGATTATTCATTGCTTGATGAAGCTGGTGATTACGAAGACGAAATAGCCAATATGGAAGGCAATGTAATGAAAGCCATACAAATTGAATTTCGCCCTGAAGACTATGATGAAGCTTATGAGCTGGTTAAATACTTCCGCGAATTTGATGGGTATGTGGGAGGCATTGTACTAGACTTTTTGCGAACCCAAAAAACCAAGCATGAAAAATAGGCCAATACTTTTAGTGGGTATGCAAGGCACTGGAAAAACATGGGTGATGCTTAACTTAATAGCTAAATACCAATTAAACCAAAAGTTTAAATTCAAGCAAGTGTACTATCATTGTAACCCTAAAATAGTTGTTATAGGTAAGTATGATGGCACGGTATTTCAGGGCAGTGATAAATTAAGCATGAGTGTAATGGCCGACATGCCAGACTTCATTGCCAACAAGCAAGGGCAAACAATAATCTTAGAGGGGGATAGGTTTACAAATAACAAATTCATTGCGCGGTTTAATCCAAAAGTTGTTTTAATAAATAACAACGGGCAACTAGGCCGCCAAAAGCGCGGAACACAACAAACCGAGCGCGCCATTAAAGCAATGGCTACCCGCATTAAAAACCTAAAGCTTCCCGTTGACACCATTATAGTAAACACTAGCAACGAAGCTCTAAACGCACTAACCCAAATGCTAAATGAAAAAGATTGACCTCTATAAAGGCGAGCACCATTTTAAAGTGGGTGACAAATGCCCTTATACCGAACCAAATATCCAAGAAGACTGCCTACTATACGAAGATGGTCAGTTAATAGGTTTTTATATCCATGACATTAACGCGCATAGCCCTAAGCTTTGCCAACTAATGGTGATAGCCAATAACGAGTTCCGAAGTGATAATGTTCCAAAACAAGAAATGAGCAGAGGCGCACAAGGAAGCAAAAAAGACAAACTAGAACGCCAAAAACAAGGCTTAAACTTAGTTACACAATATAGCACCACACTAGGTAGTCGCGCTCCAAAGCCCCACATGCGTATGCCTTACCCAAGTATCAGTGCAGTTCATCAGGTAAAAAGTGCAAAGCCATTTATTAAGGCCATGCTCTTAGCCGCCCACGAAAGCGGCAAAATCATGCAACAAGTAGCCCCCGAACTATATGCTGCCCAAGTACAAGCAATAAACCAAGTAGAACCAAAATGGCGGTTTGCAAACTTATTTACATCTAGCATCAGCAATTTTAATATCAATGCTGATTACCATAGGGACAATGCAAATCTAAAACCTACGCTAAATGTTATTATTACAAAGCGCAATAATAGCAAAGGTGGCGCACTAAATGTACCCGACTACAATGCGACATTTGCCCAGCCCGATAACTCTATGCTTGTATACCCAGCATGGCGCAACCTACATGGCGTTACACCGATAGTCGCAACGCATGAAGGGGGGTATCGCAATAGTTTTGTATTTTATTCGCTAAACGATTTTAAGAACACCTAAAATGACAAAAACTGACACACATAAAAAGGCAATGCTAAACGCCTTAGAAAAGTCTTTAGGTGTGGTAACTGCTGCTTGTAAGTCTGTTGGCATAGCTCGCCAAACGCACTATGAATGGATGCAAGAGGATGACGAATACAAGAAGGCAGTAGAGGAGCTTGGGGATGTGGCTATTGACTTTGCAGAAAGCCAACTGCATAAACAAATTAAAGACGGCAACTCTACCGCTACCATCTTTTACCTAAAGACAAAGGGCAAAAAGCGGGGTTATATTGAACGGCAAGAAGTTCACAAGGTGGGCGAAAAGGTCTTTCAGATTGAAATACTAGATGACCAAGATTTACACGAATAAGGTCTATAAGCACTTACAAAAGAGTGATAAAAGGATTACCATAGAGCAAGGAGGTACACGCTCAGGTAAAACCTATAACATTTTGATGTGGATAATTTTTGAATACACCTACCAGCATACGGATAAGGTGATTACAATATGCCGTAAAACCTTCCCATCACTCAGGGCTTCAGTAATGAGGGACTTTATGGAAATCCTAAGAATCCATGACATCTACATTGAAGAGCTACACAACAAGTCCAATCACGAATATCACCTAAATGGTAACCTTGTGGAGTTTATTTCTTTAGACCAGCCCCAAAAAATTAGGGGTAGGAAGCGTAACCTACTTTTCATTAACGAGGCAAACGAACTATTTTTTGAGGACTGGCAGCAGCTCGTTTTTCGTACCGATGGGAAGATAATACTGGACTACAACCCTTCAGAATCATTCCACTGGATTTATGATAAGGTAATTCCTAGAGATGACTCTGACTTTTACCAAACCACATACAAAGACAATAAATTTCTAGACCCAGTTATTATTCAAGAAATAGAACGCTTACGGGGTACAGATGAAGACTACTGGCGTATCTATGGACTTGGGGAGCGTGGTATGTCAAGAGCCACCATTTTCCAATTCCAAATAGCTGAAGAGGCAAAAGGTCAGGTCGTAGCCTATGGCCTTGACTTTGGTTTTACCAATGACCCCACCGCACTGATAAAAGTCTACAAGGATGGGGATAACCTATACCTAGAGGAAAAGCTATACCATACCAACCTCACCAACCAAGACATAAGCCAAAAGCTCACGGAGCTGGGCATGACTAGGTACGATGAAATTTGGGCAGACTCAGCAGAACCCAAGAGCATTGAGGAACTGCACCGCATGGGCTGGAATGTCAAACCCACTGCCAAAGGTGCTGACTCAGTTATGGCTGGGATAGACATACTAAAAAGGCACAAGCTTCACATTGTCAAGGGTAGCCCTAACCTAACAAAAGAGCTGCAAAACTATAAATGGCAAGAAGACAAGAACGGAAACCTATTGAACCGCCCAATAGATGCCTTTAACCACTTGGTGGATGCAATGAGATACGCTACCTTTAACCGACTTTCTAGACCTAACTACGGGCGTTATGCCATACGATAAGCCGTGCTGCGCTATTAGTGAGTTTTGGTTGAACATC